AGACCTTTTTTTCCGAATGCTGTTACGCGCACATCGGTCCCTTGTGAGTTTACGCCTAACATAGATAACAATCTTCTGATTTGATGATCTTTCAAATCATTCTTAATGAAATTCATTATTGGATATTTGCTCAATACCCCATCGTCTATGCGTTTATTATATTTCACATCCTTATCATACAACCAACCTTTCGTTGTATATGCCTTCACTATATAATTCAGCCTTACTCTTGCCTTGATGTAATCGATACTGTTTGATAGACTTTTAGCATATGACGCCTCTACCATAACATTCTTAACCGATTTACCCAGCATTTGCAGTGCTGAACGTTCTATCCCAGACACACACTCACTGAGGTAAGTATTTGTTGCATAACTCACTCTACGTTCAATATTAAGTGTTGATACTTCTTTCTTCTTTCTCTTCGTTATTTCATATTGCTTATACAACCCAGTTTTACAGTAACATGGGCCGTTTCCTAAAGCTACCTCCCCACACAGCATTGACCTCAACATTTTGATTGGCAAACTGCACAACCTGTTAATACTGTAGCACATCACCTCACCAGATACGTATCCCCGACTACGGTTCATCAATGATATGCTACATGTTAGTGCACTTTGTAATAGTTCGATCTCACCCAGTACTATGTCATTTGTCCAGTTACCATTTACGGCACTTCCTATTGCACGACATAAATAACCTGTTGACATTTCTTGAGTTATCGCCATCCGTAAGAATTCACTACAATTGAGCCCTACACTCTGTTTTAATGGGTTCATCTTCACACCATTTGCCTTCAGATTCCTTAATACCCGTGTTACGACTGAATAACTTTCAAACTTACCGACGACATCATCACCAGTATGTATAGACTTGAAGCTGTTCCACTCATCTGGTGAGCTGTATAGTATGTATGCTGAATTCAAAACACTGTTAATGAAACTAGTAGCTCTATGACCAGACATGAGTGTTCCAGAAGCATATCCTACAGTTTTACCCTCACAGTGTATCAACATTCTTTCGAAGCTCTTGATTAGTTTGTTGCCCATGTTATTGTCATAGTTTGTGTATTTGATTAACTCATCGAA